AAGGTCTGTTCCGCAGATGCGGCAGTATCCGGCATTATCTGTGAATTCTTCATTTCCGCATTTCGGACAGATTTTTACCTTATAGGTCTCGGGATCAAAAGGCACGCCGTCTGTATATCGCATGGGATCAACCTCCTCCTCGCTCAATCTTACCTGATAAATATTGTAATACGTCTTGCTGCCGCAGGTGGCGCAGAACAGGGCATTCGACGGATTGATGTGCTGCTGCTCGCCGGTACAAAGGTTCATCCAAGGGGCACCGCAGATCTTACAGTAAATAGCCCAGGGGCTGCGCTCAGTGTTTCCGCACTGGGCACAATGCTTGAACCGTCCGCCCAGATCTGCGTAATGGATAAAAGCAGGCAGCGCCTTATGCTGCAGACTCTTTTTTTGAAGCGGCGATCCGCAGGCAATGCAGAACGCGGCACCATCTGGAATGACGGTGTTGCACTCTGAGCAGGTGCGCTGGTAGAGCATGTGGATCTTCCCAACCACAGCCTTCATGGTTTCGTTATAGTCCTGCAGGTCTCGGTGAATGTAATTTAAGCGCACCTGGGAAGCCTTCTCTGAGATGAAGAAAGCATTTTGTAGATCAATGCACCGCTCATTGTAATGCTCATCTCGGTTGATGATATCAAAGGCCAGCGGGGCAGGGGATAGCAGATTGCGGGCAAAGACGTTCGCTTCTTTTTCATATTCCAGGTAGTCATCCTCCGGCACAAAGGTGCGGGTGAGGACGCCGGTACCGATCTTCTGATGGTGCTGCAGAAAAATGTGTCCCAGCTCATGGGCAACCGTGAACCTGCAAAGGGCATCGGAGAGGGTATCATTGTAGTAGATGATATAGTGCCCCGTCTGAGGCTCATAAGCGCAGAAGCCCAGCTCACTGCCAAACATATGGATGAGCGCTTCGAGGGCAAGTCCCGACTGGCGCATGAGCTTTGTGTAGCGCACGGGTTTGATTTCCCCGCTGTACCGGCTGATGATATCCCTTAAAAGAACAGGTGCCTGAGTAATATCGGAATCCTCAAGCACCTCGATCGCTTTTTCAGTTGCAAATCTGTAGTTGGCAAAATAACTCAACTTACGCTTCCTCGTCTCCACCCGCGCGGCTGAATTCTTCCCGGAAGGAAGTCTGCAGAATCGTCATCATATCCTGCAACCGTTCCTGGGACATGTTTTTCGCAGCTCTTTGGATCATCCGGATTTCGGGCTGATCGTCGATCTGTTTATTCAATGCCAGCAGATAATTGTAATCACACCGAAGGACCTGTGCGAGTCTGCGCAGGGTATCATTATCGGGTGTGATGTTGTCGTCGTTTTCGATACGGGAGATTGTCGAGTTGCTTACCTTTACCTGTTTCGCCAGTTCCCTCTGAGAAATGCCGAGCGTATTCCTACGATGGGAGATGAACGATCCAAGTGTTGTCCCTTCCATAGTAGCTCCTCCTATTCTAAGTAGCCTCTTGCTACATGCTCACTATAACACGAATGTTCCATGCATGCAACAACTTTTTGAAATTTACTCCAGAGGTGTTGCATGCACAGAACATGTGTGGTATAAAATAGGTGTTCCATCAATCGAACACATGGAAATAGAGGAGAAAGGAGGGAGGAAGCATGTTTTCTATGAATGTAGACCGGATGTACCAGCTGCAGGGTGATATGAGCGACTCGGCTTTTGCCAGAACTTTAGGCGTGAGCAGAACGCAGCTGTGGCGGATCCGCAGCGGTAAGTCGTCACCCGGGGCGGATTTTATTGCCAAATTTAAGATGGCATACCCCAATGAGCCCCTCGAGGACTATTTTTTTACGAAAGAGTGTTCCGCGAACAGAACAAATTCCGCAGAAGGAACACTGTAGCGAAAAAGAAAGGGAATGAACGCGCAGCTTAATCTCCCCAGAAAAAGAAACGCATCCATCCCATGATTGCTCGCCGCCATCATACCACACTGGCGGCAGAAAGGAAAGGCCAATTTATGAATGAAGTCGTTACACTTCAAAGCCTTGTACCACTGATCGATAACCTTTCACAGAGCCTTACGGCAATCGCCTCTTTCTTGAAGGAAGCACAGCCCTCTGTCCCTGCGAAGAAGGAAACGCCGAAAAAGGCGAAGGCATCCGAAAAGGCTGCACCTGCATCTGAGACAAAACCGGTCACGATCGAACAGGTCCGTAAAGTCCTGGCGGAGAAATCCCAGGAAGGATTGACCGTGAAGGTGAAGGAGCTGCTAAAGAAGTTCGGCGCGGATAAGCTCTCGGAGTTGGACCCGGCGTGCTACGCTGACCTGCTTTCGGCAGCACAGGCGCTTAGCTAAAGGGGGTGAAGGATATGCCCCCATCAAAACACAGTATCCTCGGAGCATCCGGGGCAGAGCGGTGGCTTCACTGTACACCGTCCGCCAGTCTGACAGCGCAGATGGCAGAGGAGGAAAGTACCTACGCCGCGGAAGGGACTGCAGCCCACGCTCTGTGTGAGTGGAAGGTACGCAGGGCCCTCAAGCAGCGTGCCGGAAAGAGACCCGCATCCGACTATTGGACCGATGACATGGAAGAATTTACCGATGACTACCGGGACTATGTGATGGATCTCGTCGGTCAGGCAAAACAGAAATGCAAGGATCCGATCACGATGGTGGAACAGCACCTCGACTTTAGCTGCTGGGTTCCGGACGGATTTGGTACCGGAGACTTCCTGCTGGTCGCAGACGGAAAGATCAATGTGGTCGATTTTAAATACGGGATCGGCATTCCGGTCGTAGCAGATCACAACCCGCAGATGATGCTTTATGGCCTCGGTGCCCTGGACCTGTTCGACTGCCTGTACAACATCGAAACGGTAACGCTGACAATCTTTCAGCCCAGGCTTTCCAATATCTCCGTCTGGTCCATTAGCGCAAAGGAACTGTATCAATGGGCAGAGATAATACTACGCCCCAGGGCGCAGATGGCAGCGAAGGGAGAGGGCGAGTTTACCCCCGGATCCTGGTGCCGGCACTGCAAAGCAAGGCATACCTGCAGGGCGAGGGCTGAGTCCTTCCTGGAGCTTGCGAAGATGGAGTTCCAGCCTCCGGCGCTTCTGAGCGATGAGGAGATTTCGGAGGTAATGGGAAAAGCCGATGAGCTTTCCAGGTGGGCATCCGATGTGATGGCCTATGCTACGGCGGTAGCGATCGACGAGGGCAGGCACTTCGATGGGTACAAGCTCGTTGAGGGCAGGTCGGTACGGAAGTTTACCGATCTGGCAGCGGTTGAGCAGGCAGCGAAGGATGCAGGCTATACCGATATTTTCAATAAGTCCCTGATCACCCTGACGGCATTTGAAAAGCTGATGGGCAAGGAGACATTCCAGGAGGTTCTCGGAAAGTATGTAGAGAAGCCCAAAGGAAAACTGACGCTCGTTCCGGTGAGCGATAAACGACCGGAAGTGATGGTATTAAACCCAATCAATGAATTCGATTAACGGAGGAAACGAGAATTATGGCAAAACTGATGAATGGAAATCGTGTGGTAACAAATGAGGTCCGTGCTTCCTATGTGCATGTGGTGGAACCGGTCAAAGGAAACGGCAGCAATGATAAGGAACGCTACAGCATGTCGGTGATCATCCCGAAGGAGGATAAGGAGACCATCAACCTGATCAATCAGGCAATCGATCAGGCAATCACAGACGGAATTGGCAAGTTTGGCGGGAAGAAGCCGAACAAGGCCGTACTCAAGCTCCCGCTCCGGGACGGCGATGTGGAACGCGAGGAGGATGCGGCATACCAGAATGCATATTTTTTGAACTGTCGGAATCAGACACAGCCGCAGGTGGTCGATGCCAAGCGTCATCCGATTGATCCGGAAGCGGTCTATTCCGGATGTTACTGCAAGGTCAGCATTTCGTTCTATGCCTTCAACGTGGAGGGCAATAAGGGTATCGCGGCATCGCTTGGGAATATCCAGTTCCTCCGCGACGGAGAGGCACTTGGAGGTCCGCGTATCAGCGCAGCAGATGACTTTGGCGAAGAGGAAGAGGATGACTTCCTGGATTGAAGGTAAGTACGGGGGCTGGGGCGTATGCCCTGGCCTTCCATAGAAGGGGAACGGATGAAGCAGATCAATATCGATATCGAGACATACAGCGAGACGGATCTTTCCAAAGCAGGCGTTTACAAATATGCCGAGGATCCGGCTTTCGAGATCCTGCTGTTCGGATACAGCGTGGACGGTGGCCAGGTAAGATGTATCGACTGTGCCAGGGGAGAAAAGATCCCGGGGCAGATCATCGCAGCGCTGCAAGATGAGGACGTGATAAAGGTTGCCTTCAATGCGCAGTTTGAGCGGACGTGCCTGAGCCGCTATCTGGGAACGTACCTATCACCGTCCTCCTGGAGATGCACGATGGTCGCATCACTGTATCTGAGCCTTCCAGGTTCATTGGCAGGCGTGGGGACGGTCCTGGGGCTGGAGAAACAAAAGCTTACCGAAGGGAAGGAACTGATCCGGTATTTTTCCATGCCCTGTAAACCGACAAAAGCCAACGGTGGCCGGACCCGGAACCTCCCTGAGCATAACCCAAAGAAGTGGGAGACCTTTGTACGCTACAACATCCGGGATGTGGAAACCGAAATGGAGATTGGAAAGAAGATCAGCCGTTTTCCGGTACCAGATTATCTGTGGGAACAGTACGTGCAGGACCAGCAGATCAATGATCTGGGGATTGCGATTGATGAAACCTTGGCGCATCAGGCGATCCGGTGTGATCGGGAGTGCCGGGAGCGGTACCTTGCCAGGGCCCGGGAGCTGACCGGTCTTGCCAACCCGAACAGTCCGATCCAGATGAAGGAATGGCTCGAGGAAAAGGGTATGGACGTGGCATCCCTTGCGAAAAAGGATGTGAAGGAGATGCTGGCAAGCGCCACCGGCGATGTGAAGGAAGTGCTGATACTGAGGTCGCTTCTTTCCAAATCTTCGGTGAAGAAATATACAGCTATGGAACTGTGCCGGTGTAAGGACGGAAGGGCACACGGCCTGCTGCAATTTTACGGGGCAAACCGAACTGGAAGGTACGCCGGCAGATTGGTCCAGGTCCAAAACCTTCCTCAGAATCATATCTCCGATCTGGCAACTGCCAGGGACTTGATCCGCGGAGGCTTCTTTGATGCGGCAGAGGTCCTTTACGACTCCGTTCCGGACCTTTTATCCCAACTGATCCGGACGGCCTTTGTGCCGAGAGAAGGCTGCAAGTTCATCGTAGCCGACTACTCTGCAGTTGAGGCAAGGGCACTTTCCTGGATGGCCAGCGAGTGGTGGCGCATGGAGGTGTTCGAGAAGAACGGGGATATCTACTGCATGTCCGCATCGCAGATGTTTGGCGTTCCGGTAGAGAAGCACGGCGTAAATGGTGAGCTGAGGCAGAAAGGGAAGGTAGCCGAACTGGCGTGTATTGCAGAAGGTCAACTGGTGCTGACCGATATGGGCCTCATTCCGATCGAGAAAGTGACAACAGATCATTTGCTATGGGACGGAGAGGAATGGGTGCATCACGATGGCGTGATTTATAAGGGAGAAAAAGAGGTGATTACCTATGACGGACTTACAGCAACTTCCGACCACCTGGTCTACGTGCAAGGGAAACAGGAGCCAGTACCATTTGGGGAAGCTGCCACCAGCAGCGCACATCTCATACAAACCGGAGACGGCGCTACGAAGGAAAATGTCCGAAAGGTGATGCCGGTCTATGATATCCGAAATGCCGGCAGACATCATCGTTTTACCGTATCGGGCAGACTTGTCCACAACTGTGGATACGGGGGAAGTGTTGGAGCTTTGAAGGCATTCGGAGCTTTGGAGATGGGGCTGACCGAAGAGGATCTGCAGACTATCGTAAATTTCTGGAGAAGGGCCAATCCCAAGATCGTACAGCTGTGGTGGGATGTTGACGCTGCTGTGCTTGAGGCCGTGCGGGATCGAAAGCCAACAAAAGTGAAGTGCTTTACCTTCCGTTATGAGGCCGGCTTCCTGATTGCTACGCTGCCATCCGGACGGAGCCTTTACTATGTGAAACCCCGGATTATGAAAAATAAGTTCGACCGGGATGAGATCACCTACGAGGGGGTCGATGCTACAAAGCACTGGTCCCGGATCTGCAGCTATGGTCCGAAGTTCGTGGAGAACCTGACACAGGGATTGTGCCGGGATCTGCTCTCCGAGGCGATGCTGCGGCTTGGGAAGGCGGGGTACAAGATTGTGATGCATGTGCATGATGAAGTGGTGATCGAGGCAGAAATGGACGCGGATGTGGAAACGGTGTGCCGGATTATGAGTGAAACGCCTTCCTGGGCACCGGGGCTTACATTATCCGCTGCAGG